AAAAAGTCTGACGGTGCCCGGAAGTCTAAGATTACGGGGATCCCCAAGTTGGACGACGCGAACAAGGCTGGTACCGCACAGTCTGGGAAATGTACACTCATCGTGACAGAGGGTGATTCAGCGAAGACCTTGGCGGTCGCGGGTCTCTCTGTGGTTGGAAGGGACCACTATGGGGTCTTCCCCCTCCGTGGGAAGTGTAAGAATGTGAGGGATGTCTCTGTGGCTCAACTCTCATCGAACCAGGAGTTCAACGATCTCAAGAAGATTTTGGGTCTCCAACAGGGTAAGGACTACAAGGATGTGTCCGAACTCCGCTATGGGAGGCTCATGATCATGACNGATGCAGATAACGATGGGTCCCACATCAAGGGTCTCATCCTAAACATGATCCACTACTTCTGGCCAAGTCTCCTCAAATTGGGGTTTGTCGTCTCTATGGTGACCCCAATCATCAAGGCCACCAAGGGTTCGGAGACTATGTCTTTTTACACTGATTCAGCTTTCAGAAGTTGGTATGGTTCTGGGAAGGCTGGGTGGAAAATCAAGTACTACAAGGGTTTGGGTACCTCAACATCTGTGGAAGCGAGGGAATACTTCAAGAAGATTCAGGATCTCACAGTCAAGTTTGACATGGATGTGATGACTGACACGTCGATCGTTCTTGCGTTTGACAAGAAGATGGCTGATTCACGGAAGACCTGGCTCCTAGACAGCACAGCCAAGGAGGCTTCGGAACTTGAGGTTCCCTATGGAAACGTGAAGCAACTTGACATCACAGACTTTGTTCACAAGGATCTGGTGAACTTCAGTCTCGCAGACCTGAAGCGATCAATCGCCCACGTGGCCGATGGTCTCAAACCCTCTCAGCGGAAGGTTATGTATTCCTGTTTCCAGAAGAACCTCAAGGATGAGATGAAGGTGGCACAGTTGGCAGCCTATGTGGCTGAAAAGAGTGCCTACCACCACGGTGAAGTCTCCCTCGCAGATACAATCGTCAAGTTGGCGAACGACTACACTGGATCCAACAACATCAACCTCCTCGAACCATGTGGTCAGTTCGGAACCAGGTTGATGGGTGGGAAGGATGCATCCCAGACGAGGTACATCTTCACCAAGTTGACCAAGGAGGCCCGGAAACTCTTCGATCCCAAGGATGATGCAGTTCTCAACTACCTCGACGATGATGGACGCCCCATCGAACCAGACTTTTACATGCCCACCTTACCTATGGTTCTCGTGAATGGAACGGAGGGTATCGGTACGGGTTTCAGTTGCTACGTACCTCCATTCAACCCCAAAGATATCAAGGAGAACATCAAGAGAACTTTGGAAGGTGAAGACCTCATCGAGATGAAACCGTGGTTTAGGGGTTTCAAGGGACGGGTCTATAAGGATGACGCTGGTCTCTGGATCACAGAGGGTATTTACAGGGACACTGGTTCCAGACTCAAAGTCACAGAGCTTCCACCCGGGAGGTGGACCCAAGACTACAAGGAGTACCTGGACACACTCGTGGAAAAGAAGATGATCAACAGCTACACGAACAACAGCACTACGGAGGATGTGGATTTCGAAATCTTCGGCTACACTGGGAAGGACTTGATGAAAGACCTCAAGATGAAGAAGACATTCCACACATCGAACATGCACCTCTTCCACCCGACTCGGGGCATCCACAAGTATGCGAATGCTGAAGAGATTCTCAAAGACTTTGTGGAACTCCGTTTGGAACACTACAAGAAGCGAAAGGCACACCTTGTAGATGTGTTACAAAAGAGGGCTGTGATGTGTGGTCACCGCGCCAAGTTTGTCTCCATGGTCATAGAGGGGGACCTGGTGGTCTTCAAAAAAAAGAAGAAGGACTTGGAGGCTGAGATGTCCCAGACGTTCCCAAAAATTGAGGGAAACTACGACTACCTCCTCAACATCAAGACTGTGCAGTATACCGAAGAGTCTGTGGCTTCCCTCCTCAAGGAATCTAAAGAAGCAAACGAAGAATTGGAACGTATAATGAAAACCAGTCACCTCACAATGTGGAAAATGGATATTAAAAATATATAAACAATAGTAAGTATGGGTGAAGCTGCTAAGATTTCCCTCAATGCTATTGGAAAACAGGACACCCACCTGCTTTCCAAAGACCCAGAAGAATCTTTCTTTAATTACGAAGCTCCACCAAAACACTCTGAGTTTCGAAAATATCATAGAAGTCACCAAGTTGTCAATAAAGGGCAAATAGCTGGGTGGCCATTCGGGGAAACTGTTAAAGTTCAATTCAATCCAACCAATATGGGTGATTTATTGAGCAACATGTGGTTGAGTATCACGATGCCAGCGCTAAGTTCGGGAGAAAATTACGCAGATCAGTTGGGTAGACACATACTCAAAAGTGTCACTATGTTTGTTGACGAACTGGAGATTGAAAAAATACATGACGATTGGGGAATTATATACGATGAACTGTATTTAGAAATGTCTGAGAAAGTTGCCAATAGATTTCTTGTAAACAGAAATATAGGATATGATCAAACTCCCGACGTGGCAAATCCCGTGATCGCACAAAGTAAAGCCGACATAGTTATACCCCTCCACTTTTTCTTTTCGAGGAAATATGCCAGTGATGAATATTCCTCAAATAAACCAAATCGCCCATACTTCCCCCTATGTTCCGCGTATAAACAAAAACTTACATTTGAACTGGAATTCCATAAGGAATCATTCTTCTCAAACACAACCCAAAATTTAGAAATATCTTCATTTGACATCATAACCGAAGAGATTACCGTTAGTGTGGAAGAAAAAAACTTTTTATTAAAGGAAAGACAAACTTTAATCACAGATCTAGTCAGAAAACACCCCTCTACCATAAGTGTCATTGGTGAAAATACAATCAAGACTAATCTTGTACCCAACATTCCGGTCAAATGTTTACATTGGTTTCTCAGGAATACATCATTTGAGGATGAAAATGTATCAACAGATGCATGGGGTTTTAATGCGTCAAATGCTGAAACGTATGCGTATCAGAATAGATTCAATTTTTCATCTAACGCAGCCTTCATACACCAAGAATCTATTTTTAACCCCATAATGGAATCTACGTCATTATATATAGATGGATTTAAACTACCAAATCTCTTAGACACGGGGCATATATATTATAAATATCTCGTTCCATCAAGAAATAGATTAGCTAGACCTTATAGGAACATATATACATATAGTTTCTCGATGAATCCGATCAATGTGGAACCATCGGGAAACTTTGATTTTAGTGAAATTAAATCCGATAAAACCTCAATAGAAGTAAAGTTGGATACAACCCCTATAAACCCGGTGTACAGACAAGCGGTTGATGTGTCCTCAAACACATATTCCCTAAATATGTATTATACGGGGTATCAAACCTTCACATTTGAAAAAGGATTTATGTCAATTGCTTATTAAATAAAAATCCGCGGTTATCACTAATGTAATCGATTATATTGTTTTTGATACACCATTTGATGAAATTTAACTGAGCAAGTGTCGTTTGAATTTCATGAGATGTTCCTGGGATTGTATATGGAAATTTTGTGGACCTACAAAAAGGGTCAAATAATTTTTTACTGTATCCATCTAGGCTAGACTTATAAGCACAGTGAACGGTGAAAAATTTACCATCCTTGGTCGTGTATGATGTGTTATGTTTTTTTGCATAATTTGTAATAAACCATTCCAAATTACGGAGAGATATTCCCGTCGTCTTATCTAGAATGTTTAATAGTTTAGTTTTATTCTTCTCTTCGGTGTAAAATGTATTTATAGATGATAGCAGAATGTCAGATTTACTCATTGTTAATCATATGATTAATATCTATAAGCCCTTTATATTTATTACAGGCTGGACAACTTTTAAGAAACATTATTTCATTTCCGTGTGTATGTTCAGGTTCACTGGTTAGAACCCGTTGCCTGATTTTTTCACCTTGTTCTTTGTGATGTCTACAATATCCATTGTGGATGGCCTTAAACATACATCTTCGTCCGTCACTTTTTTGCCCTTTACATAAAGTAACTGAACATATATCTGGAAGATCCCTTAATAAAATATTGAGAGATATTCCATGCTTTTTTGAAATTGTATCCGCGTATTCATTAAATAGTGTGTTCATTCTCTCATTCAGTTCTTCTTCTATCAGTTCAACGATTTTATCTGGAATACTCATCTCTTATGCTATTATAGCTCGTAGTTTTTAAATACGTCTTCAACACTAACACTTTTTTTAATTCTATGTTCTTTAATACGTTCTCGTAAATCCAATACTTTACCAGTGTCATCCAAATTTAATTTTTTACATTCCTCAATCAATTGTTCTTTTTTCATACCAGTCAACGAGGGTTCCTTTTTCTTCTTCGGTGGTTTGTGTTGATCAATGATTTCACCAAAAATTTCCTGTTTGGTGTTTTCAAATAAGGGTTCGAGTAAATCGCACACAGGATTTAAAAATTTGTTTTGGAAATAATAGTGATAATCCACAGGAATATCATGTTCTTCAACAAACTTCGGATCTTCCGATTTTTCGAAAGCTCTAGCTTTTGGATCTCCCGTCTTTGTGAGTAAATAGGGAACACGATCACCAGATTGTGGTTCCGAACCTGGTTTACGTTCTCGCATCTTTACTACAACCTGAACATGTGCCTGGTTAATATTCACACTTTCCGGACTCGTAATAGAGACATTTTTACCATCAACTTTATATGTGTCCGATAGTGATTGACTCAAAATCAATTTTTCGTGGGGAACGTCACCCGAAAGAAGTTCAATAGCTCGCTCCTTCGCAAGTTCTCTGGGTGGACCGGGATCACTTGATGTGAGGACTACATCCAATAGTTCTTTACACACTTCCCTCACATGAGGTGTATTGTCTCTACGAACAACTTGGAGACCTTTGATGTCTATATAGTCCATATGCATTTGATCATCTTTTCCCTTCGTCCACAACTTGGCGGCGTATCTCTTTTTAGAGTATAGAAAGTAAGGCCAATATACCTTTTCTAACTCCAAATTGTTTGGCTTCTTGAATAGGGCACTACATTCTTCCGCGGCGCGTTCCCCAACTTCCCAACTGTATTTAACCGCATCCACCCCCTTACGATCACCCACATCGAACTCAACCATCACCGAATCAGTGTCTCCGTACCTCACCTTTGCGCCTGGGAAGTTCTCTTCTACATATTTTTTCGTCTCGTCAATCATACCTCGACCCCGACACGTTGTAGTAGAAGCAATTGGAACACACGGTAAAATACCCTTACCAGCCCCCGTAAATCCGTAAACGGAGTTCATCGAAACTTTGTAGGCCAATTGTTTACCATTGTAGACCTCTTTCATAGAACCCGTTGCTGCGGCCATATCTTTCTTGGCATTTTTACGAAATTGTTTAAGCTCTAAAAGAATACTCGGTAAAAGACTTTCCACACCTTGAGCAAACTTATATTTTCGATCCCCAATTTCAAACGTTTCGTATGTGACACCCGGAACATTTCCATAATTCTTTTCATCCATGACATACGTAGAATAACAGAGATTATGGGCCATCATGATAGAGGGATACAGTGCTTCAAAATCCAGTGCTGTGATTGGAGTGTAATACGCTCCCTTTTGTGCGTCGAGAACCGTGGCACCCTCGTAGGGTTCTTCGGGTATCGCACCATAACGAATAGTTGGAACCATAAACCCCATTTCACGGGCCTTCTTCGTCAATTGACTAAATACCTTAATCTGTTGCCCTCGTTCCACAAGATAACATAACGGAACCCATGTAGCTTTTGCCATCTCTAAAAGATTCAAAAGAATACACATCTTTTTCAACAACTTGTGGGGCAGTAAAGTATCCTTAATACAATAGTCTGCAACTTCACCCAACTTATCCGGATCACCCTCCAGATATCGAGCAAACATCTCCTTTGGGGACATGTCTAATTTTTGGTCACCGATGTATAATTTTGAAACATTGTTCAAACTGTAAGAATCCAACTTGTAACCCTTCTTGACCTCGTGAAACATATCAAAAACGAAACGACCGGACATAGGGAAAAGTTTCAGAAGATTGTCCCCTAGAGCACTCGAACTCAATTTTTTCACAACAATTTCACAACTCTGATCTTTGAGCTTCCCAAGCTTGAAGAAGTTAGAGTTGCACCCACAAATAAAAGCTCGTTTGTATATGTATTCAAGATCAAAACCAAATATATTCCAACCCGTTATAATATCTACATCCTTTTCTTGTATATATTTCTGAAAAGCCTCGAGCATTTCCCGTTCAGTGTCAAAACTCCTCACATCAGGTCCACTCGTATTTTTATAACACAGACATATCTTTTCGTATGGCTCATCGGTGCCAAACTTACATAGGGAAATCGCAATCTGAAAACACGCATCCCCATTAACATCAGCATCCGGGAATTTACCTGTAGAACTGTTACATTCAATATCAAAAGATGCTACTACAAATGGTGCAATGTCATCCCTATTAACGGGTGTCAACGTGGTCCAATCATTACAAAATAGATCAATATCTACATTAGCCAGATGAGAGCGAATACATTTATCACCAGTGTCTAACCATCCCGTTGATTGTATACCAGTTCGATGCATCAGGCGAAGAACTGGGTCCAAATTTGATTCATATACTTTAGCTTTAAAAAGTCCAGAAGAATATAAATGCAGTGGACGCCTTAGAAAATAATCCACACGACGACGCGTTTGGAGATTTACAAAATCTATCTTCATAAAACGGAACATCTGATTATTTTGAAACCCCCAAACATCCTTGGAATCCATAACCGAATAAGAAATTACACATTCAGGGCATTTTTCATCGATACTTTTATAAAGTTCCTTTGCTGAAACTCTCGAATCGAGTTTAATAAAAAAGTAAGGTGTAAATGACGTAGTTACACATATAGATTTCCCACTTTCCGTTTTACCAAAAATACTTATCAAATGTTCGTCGTCTTCGTCACGAGCTTCCCAAGTCAGAGCCTGAAAAACTACCATATGTTTATTATGAGCCAGATTTTTAATATCATTTATTAATAAATGTCAGCTGCTTTAATCGAACTTGTTTCGGTAGGTGCCCAGGATGTCTATATCACAGGAGACCCAGAGGTCAGCTTTTTCCGTCAAAATTACAAACGACACACCAACTTTGCCATGAAGCCAGAGCGCTTAGATTACATCGGCACATTCGGTGCGAATAACGAAGTCACTATCCCCATCCGCTCCAAGGGTGACCTCATGAGCTACATATGGATTGAAGACGCCAATATCGCTGGTATTGACAATAACAGTAACGGGTTATTTTCAGGAAATGCATCGTCTCCAACCGAATTCCAGTTGTGGATCGGTGGACAAATGGTGTGCACGCTCGACTCCCTTTTTATTCAGGGTGTTCACAACCCCCTTCTCCGTGACAATGCAGCAAAGGCTTCTTCGACTGTCACCACTAACACCCAAAAAACCAACCACGGTGGAAATCATTACATGATTCCCTTCTTCTTTGGTGAAGATTGGACTAAATCCCTTCCTCTCGTTGCTCTCCAGTATCATGAAGTTGAAGTTCGCATCAAATGCCGTGATGGGTACACCCCCGATGGAACACCAAAGGTATATGGTAACTACATCTACTTAGATACAGATGAACGTAAATTCTTTACAGAGAATGATCATGAAATCCTTTTTACCCAAACACAATACCAGCCAGCCACTAATACAGACACCGATGTGGATCTCAGTTACTTTAACCACCCCGTGAAATCTCTTCACCTCGTATCAGGAAATGCTACATCTTCCAACTGGGACTCCGAGTTCACGTTTACAAAGTCTTCTCTTTACATCAATGGCGTTGCTCTATTTGAAGATACATCCCCAGTGTATCACCACAACGTCGTTCCCGAAATGCACAGCACGGATCTTCCCGATGATGTTCTCTTAGATCTCCCCACCTTCACATGGCCATTCTGTCTCAACTTGAGCAAGATGCAGCCCTCTGGAACCCTAAACTTCTCGCGCATCGACAATGCCAAACTCTCGATTGTTGGACCAACG